ATATTCAACATTAACTCAGAGTCTGCCTTTACGAAGGTGGATTCTTTTTTTCCACTATACGGATATCGTCTCGGTCTCATTTTATTCCCTCCCTACGCTTGACTAAATGCGTTCAGTTCCATGATCTTCATCTTAGTATTAGTGCTTGGCTCCCACGTCATCCAGTAAGCTAGAGCGGCATCCGCATGCTTCTTGGGTAGCAAGTCATAGCGACTGATATTAAAATGATCCTTAAAATCAATCTCAGCTTGTCTAAAAACTGACTGAGCGAAATTCTTATCCGCATAAGCTGGACTATCAATACCACCCAGGCAAGCCACAACCCTAGCCTTACGCTTCTTCAGGAGCGACTGAGCATAGCTTGGATGAATCGGTTGCTCGCTCTTGAGGTAGTCGATATCTTCCAGCATGGTCGCCTGTTGCTCACGTAATTTCTTTTGGCCAGTAAATAAAGCGATGAAAGCATCCTCATCCAAGTCCTCACGAATGAAACCGCCCTGCTTACGAATAGCTGGCAAGACCTCTGATGTCACCCAACGCTTAAACTCTTTAGCTTGAGGTAACTTGCTGGATAAGATAAGAGAGTAGAGACCAGATTCGTTGATGATGATAGGATTTTGATTTCTACCCATGGCGTCACGAATCGTTACCCCATCTGTCTTATCATCTTCATCTACATGGTCAAAAATTGCTTTTCTTGAATTCGCATATCCCAAGATATCCGCAACATCCTTCCCAACGAACCAAGGCTCGTCATCAATTGTCAAAGTACGGACTTCCTGCCCGTGAAAATTAAAAATTTCGTTCATAATATTCCTTTCTAGTTTTATTTTGTTCAAGTTTCTTGAACTTCAAGTTTAAAAAAATAATCCCCTATTTGGTTATCTGGAATAAGTAACAGATTACAAGCTGTTGTAATTTCGTTGTTTTTCCAATAACGCTGATTATTTAATTTAAGTGAAATACTTCGTTCTGAAAGTTTCATAGCTTTAGCGAATTTTTTCCGGCTATTAAAAATTTCAGTAATTCTTCCATTCAATTTTGAATAATCAAATTTCATTTATTCTCCTTTCCATCTTTTTGTTCAAGTTGTTTGAACTTTTGTGATTATAATTCTACTCCTTATTTTTCGCCTTGTCAATACTTAAGTTCATTTTTTTTGAACTTTTTATTTTTTAGCTTGAACTTTTGTTCAAATAGATATATAATTACTATTGAGAACGGAGTGTTAAATATGAAAACTACAACATCTTTACGACTAAAACAAATTCTGTCTGAAAGAAATCTTAGACAAGTAGATATCTTGAATAGTTCTTTACCACTTCAAAAGGAACTTGGTATCAAAATGGGTAAGAGTGCTTTGTCACAATATGTTTCAGGAAAGTCTTCTCCTGATCAAGACAAACTTGTTTTATTATCTAAAACATTGGGGGTCTCCGAAGCTTGGTTAATGGGATATAATGTTCCTATGTCAGACGATACTCCTGTCCAAGAACTAAAAATCCCTACTTCTCCTCTTGTTCAGAAAATAACTGAAAAAGCTGTAAAGCTTACTGCTCCTAGAAAACAAAAGGTTTTGGATTTTACAGAGAACCAATTGCGTGAGCAGTCTAACAAAGTTATCTCATTAGAGGAAGACTTATTTGAATACAAGGTATATGAAAAACTTTCAGCTGGTACTGGCTTTTCATACTTCAACGATGGGAACTATGACACTGTTTTTTATGACAAAGACCTAGACCACGATTTTGCTTCTTGGGTTTTTGGAGACTCAATGGAACCTAAGTACATGAATGGAGAGGTCGTTCTTATCAAAGAAACAGGGTTTGACTACGATGGTGCTATTTATGCGGTTGACTGGGATGGCCAAACTTATATCAAGAAAGTCTATAAAGAAAAAGACGGTCTTAGACTCGTCTCTATCAATAACAAATATAAAGATAAATTCGCACCATATGAAGAAGATCCGAGAATCATTGGAAAAATAGTCGGAAACTTCATGCCAATTGAAAATTAAAAGGAGAAAGCTATGAAAATAGGAATGAGAAAACCAAGTCTAACTAAAAGCCTAAAAGCTAGAACTACTAGCAAATGGAAAAGGCAGGCTAAAAAAGCTATTATCCCTGGATATGGTAAGAAAGGCGTGGGATGGATAAAGAATCCCAAGAAAGCCATGTATAACAAGGTCTATCATAAGACAACATTTGGACTATCGGATTTGTTTAAGTCGTCTAAAAAGAAAAAGAGGAAAGTAGTCACCAACAAACAGCAATCTATTCTTGCCTCTAACGGCAAAAAGCAACACACTCCAAAAGAATATAAAGAAGTTGGACTTGTCTTTATGGTTTTAGGTTCTATATTCCTATTTTTATTTCTACCTCTTGGCTTCTTCTTGTTTATTACTGGTTTTATAACTTACATTATTGGTCGTTTAACTGCAAAGCGAGAGAAAAAGAAGAAAATTGAAAATTACAGTCCACAGATTGATACAATTGTTTTCCGAGAAGACTTCTTGTTAATGGGAACAAATTATCATAAAAAAGAAGCTGAGATTGCAGCTGATTTTCTTTCCAAAGGTGTCCATTATTTTGGGAAAGATAATAAGAGTTTGAAATCTTATATGCTTGAAACATATAAACCTGTTTACAAATACAATAAATTGAAAACAGTAGACGTTCAACTATTACCAGAACCTTCAAATCCGCATGATAAAAATGCTGTCAAAGTTTTAGTGAATAATATCTTTGTTGGATACTTACCAGCTGTAATCGCATCACAAATTTCATCATACATAGCTAATCCAAATTACCGATACGATGCAATCCTTACTGGTAGAGGTGGACCATATAAAACCCTAAATATTGAAACCGAGAGAGTTGTTACTCGTGAAAAAGAATTGACGTATTATTTAGATTTAACAGTATGGCGTCTAGCCAAAAAATAACAAAAAATCCCCACACTCGCAAAGTTTGGCGACTCTGAGTGTGAGGATATCCTGTATAAGAAACAACCATTCAAAAGGTCATTTTCTTATACCCATTTTATCAGAAATGAGGTTAAAAATCAATGATTGGAAAATATCAAAAAAACGGAGTCACTGCTTACTATTTTAAGGCTTATCATGGAATAGATCCATTGACTAACAAGAAGATTCAAACCTTCCGTCGTGGCTTTAAAACAGAACGTGAGGCAAGACTTGCTGAAGCAAAGTGCCTGACTGACTATGAAAAAAAGACATTCAGAGCAAAGAACACCACTACAACTACCTTCCGACAAGTCTATGAGATTTGGAAGGGCCATTATAAAAACACTGTTAAAGAGTCAACCTACGTAAGCCAGACTAGCATTGCCGACCGTCATATCTTGCCGATTTTTGGAGATAAAGCTATAAACAAGATTACTATGACCATGTGCCAAACTCAAGTCAATAAGTGGGCAGACGAATACAAAAGATTTTTTGGAATCATCAGCATAGCAAATCAAATCTTTGACTATGCTATTTCAATGGAGTTGATTGAAACGAATCCAATGAGAAAGACACTGAAGCCTAAACGACAAAAAAATAATACAGATGAACTTGAAAAGTTCTACAACAAAGAAGAACTGAAGGAATTTTTCAAAATCGTTAAAGGCTTCGACGATGATGAAATGCTGACATATTTTAGATTACTAGCTTTTACCGGAATGCGAAAAAATGAAATTAGCGCTCTAAGATGGTCTGATATCGATTTAAAAAAAGGACAGATTACTGTCAATCAAACCTTGGCCAAGGGTGAAGATAATAAACTTATCTTTCAGACTCCAAAGACAAAAAAGAGTGCCCGGACAATTACTCTGGATTCAAAAACAATCAAGGTTTTAAAAGATTGGCACAACTATAGTACAAAAGGACTTCTTTTTAAAAATGAGAATGGAGAGCCTAAAAGTGTTGTCCATGTCAACAATATGTTGAATAGAATCTGGAGGAAGCATCCTGATTTCAAACGAATCACCCCTCACGGGTTCAGGCATACACACTGCTCACTACTCTTCGAAGCTGGTGCTACTATCAAGGAAGTTCAGGAAAGATTAGGTCATGAGAATATTCAAACCACTATGGACATCTATGCTCACGTCACTCAAAAAGCAAAGGATGAAGTGGCTGACAAGTTCGCTTCTTACATTGGTTTTTAAAATATGGGTATCAGCATGGGTATCAAAACAAAAAAATAGGCTCTCCGCAAACTCGGAAAGCCTT